ACTTCTTCTGCTTTAGGCTTTCTTCCTCCGTTAGAATGTCCTCCGTTATTTTTTCTTCCATCCATATTTGAAAAACTTTGAGTTCAATTATTTTTTATATAACGTAATATCTTTAATATTGTTATTTAGACCAATTCAGTTTACTTCTTTTTGTCATATTATCTTTTCTCCATAATGGCTGTATATTAGTATAATGAAATAACCTATGTACATCTTCAATTGTCTTTGCTTCATTTAAAGGTATTATATGGTCAAATTGCCAATTTCCTTTTTTACTTCCGTAATTGTCTAATGTCATATATTCATCAAATTTACTTTTTATATATTCGATAAAGTATTCTTTATTAGGCACACATAAGGCTTTCATTATTCTATTAGATTTCCAATAGTTGTAGTTTCTCCAAGCATCGTTTAAGTGTCTTCTTAATATTACTATTTCTCTATATACAGGGTCATTATCATACCTTTGTTTTCTTACTTGATTTTGTCTTATTTTTCTTTGTGGGTTATTGTGGTAGTCTTCTCTTTTACATTGTTTACAAAAAGTATAACCTTTAGAATATTCATCTATCAATTTTATTTTTCTACATCTACTGCAAGTTTTGTTTTCCATATTATTTTTTTTATTATTCACAGTATTCTTGAAGTCTATCAAGTACTCCTTTTATTCTCTTCTCTGCTTCAGGGAATTTCTCTTCTGGTAGCTCTTGTATTGTTTGTAGAATAGGTTTTAATTTAGGGTCTATTTTTAGTTCTTTTAAGAATCTGAATCTTGTTTCTAATTTTCTATGTTGTTCTTGTAGTATCTTTAGTTTTTTGTATTTAGGTATGTATTCTTCTGTTTCTATTATTCTATTGTATATATCCATATATTTAGGATTGTACATTTCAAAAGATGGGAATATATTTCTTAATGCGTGTAATACTGTTGCGTGGTGTACGTTTAGTGTTTCTCCTATTCTTTGCAAAGATAAGTTTGTTCTGTCTTTACATATTCTAAAGTATATTGCTCTTCCATAGACTATGTGTCTTTCTCTTGAATTCTTGTCTATTCTGTAGCCTAATTCTCCCTCTACTAAATCTTTAATCTCTGATGTTCTCATATATTATTGTTTCTATTAATTGTAAAAATTCTATTTGTTCTATTGCTAATTTAATTCCTTCACATTCTAAGTACATTTCTTTGTCTTCATAGTCGTATAAGATAATTCTTAATTCGTCTAATTCAGTTCCTTTCTCGTAGTCGTATAATGTGATGTAGTAAAATTGATATATTATATCATTCTTTAGTCCCTCGTTTTCGTACATATTCTATTTCTCTTTCGAGATAGTCTTTAGCTTTTAGTAAATCCATTAGTTCGTGATTCTTCTTGTCTGCTCTGCTTATGTACTTTATAATGTTTCCTCTATTGAAGTTTAAGTTGTAGTCTTTAACAAAGTCTATAACATCATATCCTTTTCCGTTTTCATAGTGTGGTTGACTTGCTCTCATTAAAATAATTCTGTTTGTTTATTATCACTATGTTTTAAAAAGTGTAATCCTATCTTTGGCTCTACACAGTTTCTTAATAGTAAACGTGATTTGTATCTTGGTTTCGGTATGCCTAAATATTCAGAAAGCTCATCTGCTGTTGAACGAGATATATCTATATTTTTTATTTGTAAATTAGGTACTTCAAAATTACACCAATAAGGGTGTCTACCTATTACAACGCTTGGCTTAATAAGATACTCATAATAAGGCACTACATTCTCTATAACCCACTTGCCCTTAAACCAAGATTTTAAAAGTATGATTTGTTGATATAATGCTAAATCAATATATTTCTTTTCTTTCTGTGAATAGCATAATCTACTATGGCTTGGACAAGGAGGGGAACTCCAAATAAAATCAAACTCTTGAAAGTGGTGTAATAAGTAAAAGTGCGCATCTGTATTTATAACCTCATCATTTGGAAACTTTTCTTTATATATTGCTGATATTTCAGGGTTTATCTCTATAGCTGTGATTTCGTGTTCATCGCCCCAAAGATGCCTATTACCTCCTATGCCTGAATATAAGTTTAGTATTCTCATTATCTAAATCTGTTTATTTTTCCCTCAACACATCTTCTACTAACAAAATCTAATATGTCTAATTGTAAGTCTGTAATTTTTTTAACTTTATCATACAAAGACATCAATTCTTTATCGTGTTTTATTTCCCATTTATCTCTATTTCTTGATTTTTTTGAAAAAGCTATTGAACAAATTTTTGTGCCAAAGCCTAACATTAAATCAATACTTTTTCTTATTTCTTTTTCGTGTTTAATGTTTTCATTTAATATTTTTTCTTGTATTTTAAACCAATCTGTATTTGTTTTCATTTTGTTCTTAATTTAAGTAAGTTATAGCATTGTATGTATTTTAACTTTGCTTTTGATTTGTATATTGTTTTAAATAACTCGTATGTCTTTTTAGTAAATTGATAGTGTGTGCTACAATCTTTAAACAATCTCTTTGCATATGCCTTACCATATCCTTTACAATAGTTTACATTGTCTGCACTATCTCCTACTATCATTTGCTCATAAAAGTTATATAAGGCTTCCTTATAGCTTATACTTATTATCTCTTGGTGTTTGTAGTGATAGTTATACATAAGGCAAGGTAGTTGCTTATAATCCTTGTCAAGTGATACTATCATTACGTTGTTGTGTCCTAACTCATCTGTTAGTGTTTTCCAATACGTTGCAACCAAATCATCTGTTTCAACACCATAAGAACTTTTAGTAGAATAAATAGCAGCAATTTCTTCGTGCATCTTATTTAACAATTTAGGATGTTCTTGTTTCTTTCTATTCGCTTTGTAGTTAGAGTCTAATAGTTTTCTAAAATTACCTTTGCTATTGTTAAAAGTAATCACTCTTTCTATTTGATAGGTTTCTTCAAGTCTATTTATAATTGACATAAACACCTCATCAAACTTTCCTATGGCTTCATCAAGTATATCATCAACACCACAACAAGAAGAGTAAACTAAACTATCAGCATCAAACAATACTACCATTTATCCTCTATTATCTCTATTGCTTGTTCTTCTAACTCATCAATTACTTCTTGTTCTAATATGTCTATAATGTCTTGTCCTCCGCATAACACTTTAAAACAATTAAAATCACTACTAAAATCTGGATACATATAACTACCATCTTGTCCTTTTTGATATTCGCCGACAACTATTAATGTTATGTTGTCATATTCTAATGTTACTTCTTTCATTTTGTTTATTTTTGTAAATATAAACAATTTTGTTGATATAGACTACTCTTCTTTGTAATCTTTTGTTGCTTTAGTTAAAAAATCATCCACACCATCTATTCTTTTAGATAGTTTGTCTATTGCTACATATAAAGTAGCTACTGTAGATTCAAGTATCTTAAACCTTTCTTTGGTTGTGTATTGTTTTTTTTTCATTCTTTATATTTATATAACATTTGTTTTTTTATTAAATATGCTTTTTTAGATTTAGTATCTCCTTTTCCAACAAACTCAACGTATTTTAATTTATTTTCTATAATACATCTTTTTATGTTTGTTATAGTTAACCAATTAAAATTTTCCCCATCATATATAACCCACCATTTAGATTTACTTGTTGCTAATGCTGATGGTTTACCATTCATTTCTATTTCAATAACTATATTTCCAGTATGTAAACTTTTTTTATCAGATTTAACCTCTACACCAAAATTAAGTTCTGGTATAAATATATCCCAATCTTTGCAATAACCATCAATAATATGAGCTTTAGGATATTTTCTTTTAATTTTATTTAAAACTATATTTTCATATAATTTACCAACTTTTAAATCTTCTTTAAATGTGTTAATCATAATTCCATTAGTTCATTAATTACTGTGTGTCCTCCTAATACTACTGCACAAGCAATAGCTGGTTTCTTTCCTCTCTTTGCGTATGCCATAGCATAAGCAGTTGCATCTATGCCACATCCTACTTGTGAG